ACTTGAAGTCGGGGTTGTTGTGAAAACGTAATAGAAGGTGAAAACCCTTACACGCCACGGTAGTGTGTTTTATAATGGGCCTGACATAGTTTCGACAGGGCAAAGAGTAACAGAGTGGACAGCACGGTAGGCGATGACCGTTAATCAAGCAAAATCCGTAAACGCAAACGACGAACAGTTCGCATTAGCAGCCTAAACACTGCTTAGGGTTTCGGTAGGTTTCCTCGTAACAGAATAACCTATCATTTTTATAACAACAAGGAGTTTTTATTTTGAAGAAGATAAGTTTTATTTTGGCGTCTTCAATATACTCGTAGTTTCTAATATAGTAGGGGTTTGTTAGCAGATCCCGACTTAAAAAGCTAACAATAAATAAAATGCAAAAAACCTACAAATCAATATTCATTAGTGATGTTCATTTGGGTACAAGAGATTCTCAAGCGGAAAAGTTAAATAATTTTTTAAAACACAATACATGTGATACACTATATCTTGTTGGCGATATAATAGATGCTTGGAAGATACAGCAAAACAAATGGCGATGGAAACAAAGCCATACCAACGTAGTACGTAGAGTACTAGGCCATGCTAAACGTGGCACACGTGTGATATTCATAGCAGGCAATCATGATGAATTTCTAAGACCAATGATACCATACGGATTTAATTTCGGATTAATTGAAATACACAATCAAGCGGAACATATTGGAGCAGACGGCAAACGATATTTGGTTGTACACGGTGACTTGTTTGACGGCATCGCTAGACTAGCACCATGGATAGCATTTTTAGGAGACAAAGCATATGACTTTATTCTTAGCCTCAACAATAAATTTAATTGGGTTCGTCGCCGCATGGGTTTTGGGTACTTTAGCCTTAGCAAGTATCTTAAGCACCGGGTTAAAAAAGCAGTAGACTTTATATTCCAATTTGAAAAAAATCTAGCGGCATATTGTAAAAAACGCGGGTATGATGGTGTAATATGTGGTCACATACATCACGCAGAAATAAAAGAAATTGATGGAATCATTTATATGAATGACGGCGATTGGGTGGAGAGTTGCACAGCCCTTGTAGAACATTACAATGGACGATGGGAAATAGTAACATGGACTAGGGAGAAAGACGATGAAAGTAAAAAAATTAATATTACAAATGTATCAAGCAATTTTGAAACATGATACGCAAAAAGAAAAAACTCTATGGTTTAAGATATTAAGAAAATCCATCAACCATAAAAATACTCATGTTGTTAAGTGATAAAATTACAATTGTAGTTCCTTGTAAAAATGAGCAAGACTACATTCCACATTTGTTGATGCATTTGCGCCAACAAGAGATAGGCAACACTAGAATTATTATTGCAGATTGTTCCACGGATAATACGCGAGAAGTTATTAAAGTAATGAAAGGTGAGTTGAATGTTGAAATAATCGACGGCGGCCCTGTTAGTTTTGCAAAGAACAAAGGCGCTGAGTTAGTTACTACACCATACATACTGTTTATAGATGCAGATGTTCGCTTTTTCTATGAAAATGTTATTCGTGAAGTAGTAGCTGAGATAGAATCTAAAGATCTAGATCTTATTGGATTGAATATCAAATGTTATGATAATGATTTTCGAGCAAAGATCGGCTTTACTATATTCAACATTATTAATAACATCATGAAACACTTTTCACCTTTTGCTGTTGGTGCATTTATGTTGACTCGAAGAGACAAGTTTGAGGAGTATGGTGGATTTGCTGAAAAGTATGGAACAAGTGAAGACTTCTTTTTATCTAAACAGTATGATGTTAAAAAATTTAAATTGATGAATCATTATTTTGGACAGGATAGTAGAAGATTTCAAATCATGGGATATTTTGGTATGGCATGGTATCTTATCAAAAACTTTTGGCATATTAATAATGAGGATCATTGGAAAAATTTAGATTCTTCTAAGTATTGGAAGAATAATAGTTAGATTGCTTTTCATGACTAAGCAAGAACAAATAGATTTTATAAAACAGCTTGAAGATAATTTTGAAAATATTCTAGCTGAATATTTGAAGAATATAGGTAAGAGAACTATAGCTATACCTGGATACGATGAAGAGTCTACGCCTTTACAGGATTGGAGGGCGGTTTCGTTATGGTGGGACTACAAACCCTGGCCGATATATCAAAAGTGGTATCCATTGACAACTGCTTTAGTCGAAAAAGGACCTACCCACAGAGCAACGGGTTGGTTGATATTAAAAGCTCATTCAAAAACACCAATACATTCCCATCTCGATTGGGGCAATAAAATAATACTGCATTTACCTATGGTTATCCCTAAGGGAGACCTTGGATTCTGGGTCGACGGAAAAATACATCGCTGGGAACCAGGTAAAATATTTGCATTCGATATTACAAAAGAACACTACGGATTTAATAATACAAATGAAGACCGTAGTATATTTGTCTTGGATTTTGATGCCGATGAGTGGGGCGAGACATTGCGCCCCTATATGAAATGAATCATAATACAATTGTCAGATCCCTCCAAGCTATTAATCACATTGTGTTGATTATTGGGCTTATCTATGTATTCGTAACGTCCGAATATTACTGGCTTTTGTATAGTTTATTTACATATGTCGTAATAGGATTATTAGGCGTCAATGTAGGTTACCATAGATTATTAAGTCATCATAGTTTTAAGACATATAGTATTGTAGAAAAAATACTATCTTTTATTGGTGTAATAACAACCATAGGATCACCAATGGCATGGGTTGCAGTTCATCGACAGCATCACCGCGCCGCAGAAACAGTAAACGATCCTCATAGTCCATACGTTGCCGGAAAATTTAATACGTGGATAGGCAAATGGAAAGTCACACACTTGGAACCTAAACTTATACGAGATATGTTAGGCGATAAGTATCAAAAGTTTCTTCATAAGTATTATTTGGAAATAATAGTTTCATTTGTAGTATTACTTACCTTTGTAAATCCTTTATTTCCGATATTTTTATATAGTATACCTGCATGTCTATGCCTTCATAGCACAAGTGCAATAATAGTAATAGCACATTATCATGGTTATAAAACATATAAACTTAATGATGAATCTAGAAATAGTTGGATTGCTCATCTAATGAGCTTGGGGGAGGGTTGGCACAATAACCATCATGCTAAACCATACCAATGGAAACAGGGAGAACAATGGTGGGAAATAGATCCTCCCAGTTGGATTATAAGGTTAATAAGGAAAACGTAAATGGAAACAGATGCTGAATATGTATTTGCAGACGTAAATGGTCTTGGAGAATTCGCTGTATCGGATGAAGCAAATTTTCACACCGATCTATATCAAGTTGTAAGAGGTGCTGTACCTGCAGAACAACTTCAACATATGGATATTGAATTTGAATTAATTAAAAAATTGCAGTATATGCAAGGTGGGCAAAGTGAAGAAAATAAATTCATGTTTGGAGATTCGCAAGTAACAAATAGTTTTGCTTTTTACTCTGCTCTATGTTTTGAAGCACTATCATTGCAACTTCAACCTCTAATGGAAGAGATAACAGATAAGAAGTTATATCCAACATATACATATGCGAGGATATATTACAATGGTGCAACAATGGCAATACACAAAGATCGCCCAAGTTGTCAATTTTCAGCAACCGTTAATATTTCTATAGATAAAGAACCTTGGGAAATTTGGTTTGAGACATTGAATGGTGAGAAAAAAGCAATTAAGTTGTGGCCAGGAGATCTTATTGTTTATAAAGGTGACACTTTAAATCATTGGCGAGATGCATATGAAGGACAGAGACAGACACAAGCATTTTTACACTATGTAGACAAGAATGGTAATTATCGCGATTATAAATGGGATAGACGCCCATATCTAGGAACAGCGGCAACATCGAGAGGATCAACGTGAGTACATTAAAAGAATTAACTGCCGAAGTACATGCCGAAGCAGAAAACCAACCATTTATTAAATCCATTTTTGCTGGTAATGTAGATAAGAGCAAATATACTAGTTATGTATATCAACTTATGAATCTATATGCTATATTAGAATCGTACGGAGACGATCATTTTATATTTTATGGAATGGAAGATCTTAAACGGGCAAAAGCAGCGGAATTAGATTGGACAGAACTCGTAGGCGATTCTAAATGGCAACATACTTTAAATGCTTCCACAGTAAAGTATATGAACTACATAACATCAATCAAAGATGATCCTAAAAAATTACTTGCACATATCTATGTTAGACACATGGGAGATTTATTTGGAGGGCAGATGTTAGCTAAGCTGACTCCTGGCAACGGACAGATGTATAAATTTGAAGATGTTCCTAAACTAATAGGATTAGTAAGATCGAAGGTTGATGTATCTCTTGCAGATGAAGCGATTGTGGCATTTAAACATAATATAGAAATGGTAAAAGAATACAATGATTAATGTATGGCCTCAAGTAGAAGAACTTGCAAATAATATTATTCGTAAGTTTGATGGATACGAAACAGAACAACTCGCTCCAGAATATGAACATATTACAGATGATTTTACTTGGAAGAATTATTTGTGGACATCTTCCAATTTTAGACGTGCTCATATTGAAATTGTAGATGCAACAAAGAATCATAAAATGTGGGTTATGCATATGTGTATATTTCCTCACTATGATTCGCCTGATCCTATATTTGGCTTTGATGTAGTATGTGGTAAGAATAAAATCACAGGCGCATTTCATGATTTTTCATATGTAGGCAATTCTTATCTATATGATTGGTATCAAGATAAGATGTCTAAAGTAGAATGGAATAAGCCAAGAGAATTACCTCCTTGGGCAAAGGCAATTTTCAGTCCAAATATGGTTGCTGCTGGCAATATACAAACCCAAGAAGAATTAGATCAACTAGTACAAACAGTTATTGACAATCTTGATTATTACCTATATAATATAGGAACAGTAGATAAATGGGCACACCATTTTGAAGCACAAAACAATTATTGTAGGAATCAAAAGAAAAATCCACATACACCTGCTATGATGATTAACTTCGGAATAGAAAAACAAGTGTTTATGAAATTTATGGATGATGTTCTTTTTCCAGAAAAAATATGAACGAAGAAATTAACTATATACTAACAGACAGTTTAATAATTACTAAAAAATTTAGATCACCTAATGAGTTTTCCTTACATATCGAAGAAAGAGTATTTCGAGAAAAAATAGGATATATGGATGCAATTATACAATACTGTACAGAAGTCGATATTGATATTGAATCTATTTCTAAATTGATTAATCAGTCTCTAAAAGATAAAATTCAAATTGAAGCCGAGGATCAAAACTATTTGAAACCTAGAGGAAAGTTACCACTGTGACCATGGATGAATATTCAGTATATAAGATGTATCTCGCATTGAAGTTGCATTTTACTACAGAAAACTATGATGTTATTGCACAAAGGGGAAGAGTAAGAGCAAGCCGACAAGCATTTGCTAAAAGAAAAGATATATTTTCTATACGAAAAGTAGCAAAGACATATTCGGATGAAGAAGTTGCAAATTTTCTAGTTGCAAATTTTATATCAGGAGATCGTTGGGGAGGCATGTTCGATATTGAAGCGGGGGAAAGATATGCAGAATGGAAGAAGCGTATAGAAAGCCTCGGATATATGTTTACTAACGATCTTGATAGATTAATAGAAGAACTTGAGAGGGAAAATTTGACATTTGAAGATGCCTTTAAAATCACAAAGTCCCAGCATCCATATATAATAAAAGCATTTTTAAGAAAAACAATTAGTCTTGAGACTTTAGTTATTTTAGAAAAGCTTGACCCGTTTCTAGATAACTTTGATTCGACTATATCGGACAAAATTATCTGGCCAGACATATCTAGGCTTATGCGAAAGTATAAACCGTTTTTACGCTTTGATAGGGAAAAATTCGATGCAATATTTAGAAGAAGAGTTGGACGTAAGCTCTCAGAAGATAAAACAACTTGAACAAGAATTAGAGTCTACTAGAGAAATATTACAACACACAATAGAGTCATTGAAAGAAACCCAAAGATATCTAATGAAATTGGCATACAATCAAGCAGAAGTTACTAAGAAAATTTCAACTTGGCCATATATAGTAGTTCGTTCTAGCAAGGATAAGGACGATAGAGTTTAACTGTGAGGTATAAGGAGCCTTAAGCTTTTAACATGAGTATCAAGAAAAGAAATTTTAATCCCAATTTATATGACAGTGATCGAGAAGGTAAACTTAAAAATATAAAACGTAAAAATGCTATAGACAAGCATCGAAAGATTATATATAATATAGCATCATCTAAAAAAGCAGATGATGATATTGATGATTTTGATTATTTGACATTTGGCAATGGTAAATTCAAACAGCGTTAATACAATAAACATACACCGTAAATACGAAAGGAAATATTATGGCTATCAATTCACTCGCTGATCTAAGAAAATCCCGCGGCGGATTTGAATCTCTAATGAAAGAGGTCGAAAAGATCTCTAACCCCCAAGGAGAATCTAGAGGTGCTGATGATCGCTTCTGGCAACCAGAAGTAGACAAAGCAGGTAACGGCTATGCTGTTATCAGATTCTTACCTACACCTAAAGGGGAAGACTTACCATGGGTAAGGATTTGGAATCATGGATTCCAAGGTCCAAGCGGCAAATGGTATATCGAAAATTCTCTAACAACACTAGGCAAAACAGATCCTGTTTCTGAGCACAATACAGAACTATGGAACTCTGGTTCTGAGGCAAGTAAAGAAATTGCTCGTAAACAAAAGCGCAAGCTAAGTTATACTACGAACATTCTCATTGTTAAGGATCCTGCACATCCTGAAAACGAAGGTCAGGTCAGACTTTATAAGTTTGGCAAAAAGATCTTTGATAAGATTAAGGATATGGCCGAACCACAATTCCAAGATGAAAAGCCTGTCAACGTATTTGACTTTGACACTGGCGCAAACTTTAAACTCAAGATTCGTAATGTTGAGGGCTATCGTAAT